CTACATAAACAAACTCGGCATTCCGCCGAGCGTCCCACCTAGACTCGACCCCAGCGATGAGAAAAAGCCGCTGGGCCGCGAGGCATTCGCGCGCACATTCAACAACTGTGACGGAATCCCCAAGGTCTTCCCCAACAGGTTCGCATCCACCCCGTACAGCCCCGACAATCCTTGCAGCGCCGACATCTGCTGTTGCATCGCGGTATTGGCGAAATTCACCTGGTTCTGTTGCGCCGTGGTTGCTTCTTGGCTGGCTTTTTGCCGTGCCAACTCGTCCGTCAAGTCCGCGTATCCCGCGGAATTTCCCGTCTGTGCCACCCGGTTATTCGCCGACTGTTGCAGCGAGTCAAACGCGCTGGCCAGCGCACCCTGTGATTGACCCGTGATCGCCGCCTGGGTCGCGGGGCTATATCCCGGATTGTTCACGATGTTCTGGTACTGCGTTCCCACTTGGTTTCCCAGCGACTGCTGCTGTCCCAGCAATTGCTGATTAAGCGCGTTGGTCTGCGCCAGTTGCTGGTCCGTCATTTGCTGTGTTTGTGCCTGTGCCCCGCGTCCCATGACAATACCTCCAAGAGATCTATCTCTTTCCAATTTCGATAAAGTTTTAGGATTGCTATTGCTGGTGCGCCGCAGGCTGCATGTCTGGCATGCTGGAAACGTGGCGCAAGATTCCCCCGCGTCTATGTTTTAGATTACTTCGGGCGCGAACCCTCGCCATCCGGCCGAATGAGGTAACTGCGAATTTGGCGCGCCACGGAAACGATCCTCGAACCCTGCGGGAGACTGGAATACAAAAGCAGCAAAGTGGCAGGCTCACCGCCTTTGAGCGTAGTGTCCAGGGTCCGCATGCCGCAGTAATTGGCCCATTTCTCTGCCTCAACGTTGGCCACGATCTGCCAACTGTTTTTCGTTGGCACTAAGAGAAACAGACGAAGCGGATAGGTGCCCGGCTCATTTATCGAAGGAGCCTCTCTGGGGACTCTCGAAGCGACAACTATCACGAAATGTCCCTCAAAATTGGCTACTCCCTTTATCTTGGCGCCTTGAGGCAGCACCCTGCGCATCCCAGCGTCTAATCCCGCTAAGGGATCGTCAGGCAGGTCGATCTGATCAGCGGCGTCGCAGGGGCCAAAATCAAGATAACGCTTTGGTTTCTGAGTGAAATTCCGATCCCTGCGAATCCACTCTCCGTGACCCAACTGATAGGTTTCGTGGTAGTACGGCGCGTCTCCGCGAGCAAGTTCCTTTTCCGTATCCCGCAGTAACGCATATTGGCCCAAAGCGTTGTCCCAAATCACACCGGAATCCAGTCCGCCGTCGTAGACATCAAGCCGTCCATCTTCCACGAAGAAGTATCCTCTGTCGGCCCGGAAATAACCGTTTTCTCGGATGCTAACTGCAAACGAATTCGTCTTGGTTTGCCGAAAGCCGTAAAGGCACGACAGCACTGGCAGAAGCGCGCCTACCGCCCCGTAACGGAGCAGGCACCGACCAACTCTCCATCGAGAAACCTTATAAATCCATCCGCGCCTGAGGATCAACTCTCACCACCGCCTGTACTTTTCTAGAAAGTTCCGGTCGGCGCCATCCCGTGGCAATCCGTCCCTTCCTTGCTTTAAATACCGATCGCGCGTTCGCGGTGTGCCGTTATACTGCGAATAAGCTTGTTGTGCGTGGTCCTCTGCTGTAGCGCCTGGTTCTTGTTCCAATTCTGCCAGCCTGTAGGCTGGAGCCAATAGAGCAACCCCCGCGCGCGCGTTAGCTCTCCAATCCGTCTTAACATCCTCGCCAATTTTGAAAGGGCGTCCATGAGCGTCCTTCACAAGCCCCTTGTTGATGTCGGAACTGCCGACCTGCATCATCCCATAATCCCAACTCTTAATGATCGGACTCCCCTGCTTGTCATGGGCGATTTTCCCATTCCTTTTCAAGTAGTTCGGATGCGGTGGCATCTCAGGATTAACGCTGCTCTCGGCGTCAGCAACAGCATGCACTAATTTCCGCGGCAGGTGATATTCATCTGCTAACTCACCTACATAGTTAAGTACCTCCCGGCGGTTCGGCGCAGCAGCGGGTGGCTGGGGCGCACCTGGCTTCTGCGCTAGTAGCAGGTACGGAGATTCCGCTTCAGGGCCGTGGGCGATGCTCGGCGACTCACGGTCTGCGTGATGAGGAAGAGCGTTCCGGAGAATGTCAGCCAGTGATTTCATGCTTCTTACCCGTTGATCAGCTCGAATGTTGCGCCCAGACGCTTGCAATACGGCGTCCACTCATCATCGCGTACCCAGCCGAGCCGCGCGAGCCGTCTGCCAAACTTCGCCGCAATTTCCGGCGGCAGCCACGCGTGTACGTCTTCCAGCCCGCGCTCCCAGGCCTGGCGCCGTGTCGCTTCGTGCAACCCCAGCAGCCATTGCCAGCGCTCTTTCGGCGTGCCGCATTTCGGATCGAGCAGCAGATAGGCCTCTGCTGTCAGCCGGAGCAGGGCAGCGCCCGCAATTCCCTTCCCTCCGCCTGCACCCGTTTCATCGCCGGCGAGCACCAGCTTGGTCAGGAATAGCGGATTGCGCAGGTCAGGAAATTCGTACGGGAAACCCTGCGCCGCATGGATCGCCCGCAGCGCTTCCAGATCTCCGTCGTTATACTCCCGTATGCGCACTGCCACCCCGCACTTTTCTCTAAATCGTCACCGTCACCGTGATGGTGGCGTTATCCGTCTGCGCCAGGGTCACGCGCGGCGTTCTTCCTTGCAGTGTGGTTAGCACGTTCGCAACGTTTTGCGTGTCGCCCGGATCGTTCACATCAAATGTAAAGCTGGCGGACAGCGTCACCGTATCCCCCGGACTGAAATCCCAAGTGGCAGTGTGTATGGTGTTTGGCATGGCAGCTCCTTCTTCCTTCGCATCAAAAACTTACAAAATCGTCTGCTTCACAATCCGCGCGCCCGTTGGCGTCCCGAATCCGTTTCCGCCGCGCAGCAGCCCGTTCGGCAGGGTGCCGCTTCCGCTCGAGGGCAGCGGAGCAGGCCCGCTGGCCCCTCCGCCCGCTACGGCGATCGGCGGCGATCCAAAGCTCACCGGCGCCGAGGGCTGCGATCCGATGTACTGCGAGTAAGCGCGCCAATACAGCGTCTGGTTCCCCAGTTGCAAATACAGGTTTCGCGCCGCTCCCAGGAAATGTACGCGTGGCGCGGAAAACGCCGGCGTCACATCCGACTCCGCGAAATAAAAGAGCCCGGGCCGCGATGCCGCGGGATCTGTAATGGACAGGTCAAACCACCCGTTTGTTGCCTGCACCTGCAGCGAAGCGATCGGTGCAGGCGCCGGCGAGGGCGTCGCCGGGTCCACGCCCGCGTTCTGGCTCGTGGCGTTCACCGCCGACACAATCTTTGTCAGCGTTTCGTACAAGTACGGGTCCTTATCCTTTAGGGGTGCCAATTGCGCAACCGTCAACATGTGTCTTCAGCTCCCAACATCCGCCATCTGGAGCGGCGGCGCCTAATTCACACCGCGCACCGGGGCCCATGGATCCGTCCGCACGCTGGGCGTAAATCGCTGCAACTTAAACCACGCGCCGGCCTGCTTCGTGCTCACCTGAAACGCCACGCGTTCCCCCAGCACATTGATCGGCAACTCCAGATCCTTTTGTGCCGGCGAACTCAGCGGCAAGGGCTGCTGCGCCTGCGCCGCGCTCGAGGAATCCACATAGCTCGTCAGGCTCAAATTTCCCGCGCCTTCCACGTACATCGTCAAATAACTGAACAGCTTCCGGTGTGCTCCCAATCCCAATGAGCTTTCCACCGTGCGCTCCGGAAAGTAGTGCGTCGTGTAGTAGCTCAAAATCGCCGTGCCATCGTCGGAATACTGCGTGTCACTCAGTTGGTAGATTTTTCCGGTTGCTCCGCCGCCGCCCACGCCGGGATTCCCGCTCCCAAAGGCGGCGAGGGCCGTGCCGTCCGTGCGCTCAATCAGGGCGCAGCAATTTGCCCCGATGGACCACGGCGACCATTTGCGCGCGTTGTCCGTCGCCGCTTTTCTGCCCGTGTAGGTGATGTTTACCGGCGGACTCGATGACAGGGCGCTCGCCGTATCAAGGTCGTGATAGTCCAGCATCAGCACTTGATTGGGCGTGGTCGCACTTCCGAATGGCGCGCCCACGTAAATCCGGCGCTCTTTCGTATCCACCGTCACCCACAGCGTTTGCGCGCACTGCCAATTGATCTGGTTCCACGTGGGCTGAATTTCCTGCGAAATCTTCACCGGCTCCCCGCCGGAAAACAGGTACAGCCCCGTACGGTGCGCAATCACCACCCAATCCTCGCCAAAGCCGACGCCCCGCACCGACGGCGTCCCCACGCGCTGCGAAACTTCCGATATCGTCCACAGAGCCGGCTCGTTCGTCCCGTCGTCCTGCGTCACGTACATCGAATGTTCCTTCACGAAATACAGCCGCTCTCGCAACTCGAATGCCGCCCGAATGGCCTGCCCGTTGTTCTCCGCCACGCTCAGCATCCCGTCCAGCCCGTCGTAGCTCTCCGGGTCCTCCGCGCGGCTTGCCCGCACCAGCGAAGCATTCGCTGGCTGCGCGGTCGGAAAAATCTCAAGCGCATCAATGTAGAACTGCCCATTCTGGTTCGGCGTGCCGTCCGCATACACGCGCAGCACCAGATCGCCAGGAATCACGGTCAGCGAGGCTGTCAGTTGCGCGCTGTATTCCGCGTAACCCGTTGTCAGTTGCGCCGCGGTCAATTGCAGCCCCGCCGTATTGATTCCCGCGCTGGCGCTGCAGAGATGCACGTGCAGCGTCCCTTGCGTCAACGAAGCATTGCGCGCACACCTCGCCCGCGCGGTGTAACTCGTATTCGCCTGGATGAGTGGCGCCCCCAGCTCATCCTGCACCGCGCCCTGGGTCATCAATCCGCGCGTGGCTGTTGATCCGTTCCCTACGATCGAATACGCCGCGCCCCACACCACAAAGTTCTCTTCATCCGTGCCGCCCGGCGCAAATGTTCCGTCGGGCGTCCAGCCCAGCGGGTAGTGCGGCAGCGACGGCCCCGTGAACCCGCCGTCAAATCCCAGGTTCACCCAGTTGTCCATCTTGTTTCGCTCGCCCCACCAGAACAGCCGTTCCGAATAGTCGATCACTCCGGCGCAATCGCCAAGTTCTATGAGCCGGAACATGTCATCCACGTTTGTCCCCGCCAGAAGAATCGGGTCCGAGAAATCCACTGCCAGCGATGTCGTCGTGTTGTCGCTGATCACCATGTTCCCGGTGAACAGCGTCCCCCCGCCGCCCACATAGAAAAAGCTGGCGCCACCCGTTCCCGTGAAGCACAAAATGCGCGCCACCACATTGCTCGGCCCCGTCGGGATGTTCGTTACCACGGCGCGCTTTCCGCCGCTCGCCGTCCAGCTCGTCGCCGGCCCCGGTTTCGTTAAATAGCCCTGTCGCGTTTGGAACATCACGCACACCTGGTGCATGCCCGTGGCAACATTCCCAGACGCGGCCGCCGTGCCCCCGCCGGATGCCGCAAGGCCGCCGGTGGTGGCGCTATAGGTGAAGTGCGTCGAGTCGGGCACACTCGCGATCGCAAATGTGCCGTTGTACCCGCTCACGCCCACGCCGGCAATCGTCACAAGTTGTCCCGCGGACAAGCCATGCGCCGCGCTTGTTTGAATCGTGATCGTTGCGGAAGCCGCCGTGCCGCCGCCGGAACTTGCCAGCCCCGCAGCCCCCGCAATGTACGTGAATTGCGTCGGGCTCGGGACGGACACCACCGCAAACGTGCCGTTGTAACCCGCCACGCCGACGCCCGCCACCGTGACGAATTGTCCCGTGGACAATCCGTGCGGTGCGCTCGTTGCAATCGTTACCAGGTAGCCGTTTTGCGTCGCGCCATTCGGACTCGCCATGATCGTCACCGCGGCGGGCTGCGTCGCGCCATTGGGGCTGGCCACGATGCCCACAATTACGTTTTCATCCACCACCGTTGGCCCGCCGCCTGGTCCGCCCTGGCTCACGCGGTCGAAATTCGTGTCGTCGTACTGTCGCGGCAGATCATTGCCCGTCATGCCATCGCTGATCGCCAGATATTCCCTGCCGAACAACGTCGTCGAATTGGCGTACGCGTTCGCCGCCAGGCCGCTGGCAAACTGTGTCAGCGTTCCCGGCACCGATTCCTTGTAAAGATTCCCGGCGCCATCCATGGCCAGCGTGCGCAGTACGCCGCTGAGCGTCGCAAACGTCTTGAGGTAATTCACGGTGGGATTTCCCGCCAGCGGCCCGAAGAGCGCCTGCAGCCCGGGTCGGGTCATCACGCCGCCATTGCTGAAGGAGACGTCCTGGCAATCCGGCGACACCCCATGCGGCAGATCCGCGGGCGACATGTCGCTGACCAGCCCGCCGAAAATCTCAATCGGTGCATCCAATGATCCAATCGTCGACATATGTTCTTCTTTTGGAGTGCGGCAGCTTTGCTGCCGCTCTTACGGCGTGTCGAGCTGCTAAAAAAAGTTCTTTCTACAGGGAGTCTTGTGTAACGACCGCCTTCTTACGCAGGGCGTAGCCAAGGGCCGAAGCGGGCACCTCTGCCAGTTCCGCCTCGCCGCGCCTCGTACGCTCCCCAACCAACCATCACCCCAGCAACCCATCGCTTCCTGATCGCTGATATCTGCTATGCTGAATTTGCTTGTCAGACGTGCCCAGCGCACGTTGCATTTTTCGGGCGGCGATCCTTCGCCGCCCTTTTTACTTATTTCGCGCTTCCCTTTTCTCTCAGCTTCATTAAGTCCAGCGGTGTCTCCGTGACTCTCGGCACCAACCCAAACTCCGCTGCCTTCTCCCGGTTCAGAATCGCCCGGCAGGAGCGGCACACTGCCACGCCCGCCTTGATCTTTTCCCCGCACGCGGGGCATTCCGCCTGGGGTTTCGGGTCATACAGCCAGGGCTTATCCAGCTTCAATTCCCGGGCCGCGCGCCTCTCCAAGTCCGTGATGAACATCGGATTGTGCGAACGCTCCCACTCCAGGTCCGCCGCGTCCACCAATCGCCGGTGAAACGCATCCAACTTCCTGTGCGCCTCCGCCAACTCCGCTTCCGTCGGCAACGGCCCTGCCGCCGCAAACATGCCGTGAAAGCTTCCTTCGCCTGAATCGCCATTGAGCTCCCGCACCAGATCATCGGCGATCTCCCGCGCGGTAATGGGGAATTCCATAGTGCGCTTGTCCCCCAGGTCCATGATGCCTTTGCAGCCATGAATGGGGGTGACCGCGAACGCCTCGCCGGGCTCCGGCGTGCGGATCTCCAGCGAGCCAAAATAAGTACGGTGGCGCGGCGGCCACTTTTGCGTGGAGATATTCACCAACGCAACCACATCGTTCTGCGTGTTCATGTTTTCCTCAAATTGTTTTCTTGAATTCTGAAGCCCTGGGGTATTTCGGTGTTTCGCGTTCCGTCAGGACCGCTTCTACTGCATGCGATACTGGATGGTCACATTCGCGTCGGCGGGTGACGTTGTGCAACCCGCCGCGGCCGTTTGCACGCTCAACGTCAACGGCGTTCCCGCCGCGTAGTTCTGCGCGATGATGCCGGAATCGTTGGCCGCACCGGAGATCGTCACGTTGACGGGTGATGTGCCGTCCGTCAAACGCACCACCGCGTTGCTCGTGCACCCGGCGGGCGCCGTCTTCGCCTGCACCTGCACCCGGGTAACCGTGACACCCTTATCAGGGGTCCACGTCGCGCCCGTCCACGTCGAACTTAACGCACCGGGAAGGAAGATGTTTTGCTCGCCGCGCGGAGCAGCCGTGAGGGCTTCACTGCCCAGATGGAGTTTGTAGGTGGAGAGCCCTCCCGAGGAAACGAGCGTTGCCCCCGCTTGGTTCTGGTAAGGTGTGTTGCCGCTGCAATGATAAGCGTAGTTGTCCACGACCGTGCCGCCAGGCGCTGTCACCTGCGGCGTGCTACAGCCTGCGCCGTTCGGGTTAATCATTCCGCTATCTTGGTAGAGGTTCATTCCCACCGCGCCCGCAGGGAAGGAGGATGGAGCAGTGCAGGTAACGGTCTGATTCCCAGTCGTCGTCGTCGCGGAGATGGACGGTCCCACCGTCGTTTCATTTCCGTCCGCGTCCACCGCCGTGAACTGGAATGTATGTGCCCCTACCGCTACTGCGCCACCTGCACTTACAACGCAACTCTGCGGCGCTGCGGGAATGCCCATCTGATAGGCGACGTGCGAAGCGTTCTGCAGGCGCGTGCTCCAGTTCAACTGGTCGGTGAACGATGCGTTGTTGTAGGACACCGTGCCGTTGTTTGCGCCGAGATAGGAGCAGGGGGCCCCATAAACTTGAAGGCCCTGATAGTTCGTGCTAGTGCCGACTTCAAAAAGAGGCTGATAACCCGTCGCGCAAGCTGCGTTGGTAACAAGGATGTTCGCGTTGCTGGGAGAGTTCGTCAAGTCAATCGCGGGAGTCGCATACCCGCCAAGGATGTCCGCGTAGCTAAAGTTGTAGATGTTGATGTTGACCGCGCCGTAAGGTGGATTGTTGATGCGAATGGCGGGGATGTAGGCATTCTCCACGAGGAGTTCCGTGAACGTCCAGTGGTTGAAAGTTTGGTTCACCACGCCGCAGCCGTCCACCAGCAATCCGCCGTAGATGGACGTGTAGTTGGTGTAGCCAATGGCGGGAAACTGCGGGATGGATTGCCCCGTGCCGCAGTTGGTGGTGAACAGCGCCGCGGTCGGCGAGCTAAAGTCGTTCGCGCTCGTCTGCCAGATGCCGCGTGTCCAGAATCGCCCGAAGCCCGACTTGGCCACATAGGCGTTCGAGTATCCGTTCGCGTTGACGAGGTACACGTCGTCGTACCGGAAGTCGGTCGGGCCGTCGCCGTTCGACGCCTGGTCCTCATAGACGCAGGTTTGATAAGGACCAGTGCAGGTGATCTTGAAATTGGCCATGAAATCGTTCGTCGAAGCCTGCCCGTTAATGTAGATCATCGGATACGCATAGCCAGTCACGAGCGTCAGGGGGGCCTCGAAGTAACCCGACCCCGCGGACAGTTCTCCCCCGGCCCCGCCGCGCATCGTGATGTTATGTCCAAGCTGTATGGGCGCGTTCAGCCAGAGTTCGCTTTGAAAATCAATCTCCGTTCCCCCAGGGCAGTTTGCGGTGATTGGCACCGGGAGACCGTAGCTGAAGGTGAAGAAAGATGAGAACGGCGCATAGTTGTACGCTCCGGCTCCGGGCGTCGCGGGGGCAAATAAGATTGGCGCGCCCGTGTTTGCCGGGATCGCCGCACACGCTGCCTTGATGATGGGCGCATTGTCGTGCTTCACAACCGCGCCGGATACCGCGTTCGTTGCCGAAGCTGCGAGCGTCAGGCTGGTAGTCCCGCCGCCTGCGGTGATGGTCGTTGCCAGCCATCCGTTCGAGGTGCTTGTGGGAGCCGTCTGAGAGGCGTCGCCGTTATCCAGGTATGCCGCGCTGAAGCCATATCCACGATCAAGGAAATAGCTGTCCTGCCCCGTGGCCACGCCCACGAGATTATAATTGGCCGCGTTCGCTGGCAGAGCGCAGGAACCGCCCGTGCAGCGGTACACGAGGTGCTTCAGCACGGTGTACTGCGTCTCCGCTTGCCATTTCACCGCCACCATGCCCACCACGCGAGCGTTGCCGCTTGTCACCGTGCCGCTGGTATCCGCCACGCCGTATTGGTTGTACGTGAACGTGCTGCCCGATGCCGAAGTCAGCGTGAACGCGCCCTCGAAGCCCGACTGGCCCGTCGAGCCATTCTGAATCTCAATCTGCGAGCCATTGATGAAGTTGTGCGCCGCGCTGGTCGTACACGTCACCACGCCCGAAGCGCGGTTGCAGGACGAAATCGTGTTCGTCTGAATCCCCAGCGTGGCCACCGCATTCGCCACGCTGCCTGCCGCGCTGCAGGCGGTGCGCCCGTTCAAGTAATCTTCGTCCACCACGCAGTAGTAATACGTGGTCGAGCCTGTCGCTCCCGCCGCCGCCGCGGTCACGCTCGTGGGCGTCGCAATCGTCGGCGTCGGCCCCGCGCCCAGTACCACAAGCCCTTGCCCGTTGGCGAAATCCAGCGCGCTCGAAAGCGATAGCGTCGAGGACGACGCCGACATCGTGCCGGTCGTCCCGGTCTTGTAATACGTCGCGCTGGTGTACCAGCCATACCGCGACAGGTCGTACCAGGGATTCGGCCCCTTGGTGTGGAAGTCCGCGTCAATGTTCTGTGGCGCCGTGAACGTGTTCGGCGTATTCGTCTGCGCGCCGGTGCCGCTCGCAATCGGACCCACTTCCACGCCGGTGTCATCTTTGTAGTACAGCCGCTTGTCCGCCGTCTTCGTGTACAAATTCACGGAGCCCGCGCCCGGCGTGCCTGGCGCCGTGCTCTGATTCGAGAGGCTCAGCGTGCCGCTGGCCATATTTCCCACCACCGTGGTGCTGCCATTCACCGTCAGGTTGCCGGTAAGGCTCAACGTAAACGCGTTGATCGCGCCCGTTGAAGAAAGGCTGCTGAACGTTGGCGAGGAAGGATCGCTTGGCAGAATCACGTTCGGCAATTGCTTGGTGGTGATTCCCGGTCCGGAGATTTCGATTTCGTACTTCCCCGGCGCGGCGTAAAAAGTGTAATTCCCCATGCCATCCGTGGCCGTGGGATTCGCGAGCGCCTGCGTAAGTAGCGGATCGGAATAAATGAGCGCGAGTGGCGTACACGGCTGCCCGCTCGCCGGCATCGCGCACACTCGTACCGTGGCACCGGCCAGCGGCACCCCACGCGTGTTGAACACAATGTCGTCTTTGCGCGAGCCCTGCCCCTGCGCCGGCCCCACTATTCCCGGCAACAACTGCAGCGCCAGCGCCAATATCGCCCACAAAGTTCCCATACTGACTTTTGATCGTATCATGTGCTTCGCAGTCCTGTAGCTCAGGCCTTCAGACCTGAGGTTTTTCTTTTGCCATTCCGCGATTACAGTCCCGGCTTCAGAGCCAGCCTCGACTACCAATTCGGGAGAGGCCTCCAAGAACCGCCTCCTGATCGCTGATATCCGTTATCCGATTCCCAGCGCCCTACAACAATTTCCTCGCCGTTATACTCAGTTGCACGATGTCCGTCGTTACGCTGGCCGGATACGCTCCTGCCGTGATCTCTGTCCCGCCTCCCAGGAACGCTTTCAACTTCCAGTTATTCAGCGCCGTTCCCTGTAGCGGGATGTAATATCCGCTGTTGCCGTTCTGGCTCTCGGCGATCGCCTGCACCACTTGCGTCGAGGGCAGTTTGTCCGCCACTTGCGTGAAATCCAGCGTATCTCCGCCGGTGGAGTAGTTCCCCGAAAAACTCAGTGTTGCGATCGCGTACACAAAGTTGCTCGCGCTGCCGTCCACGTTCAGTGGCGACAGCGAAATCGTAATTGCCATCCCCGCACCCCTCTCTTTGCTCCGTAAAGGCCTTACTTAAAACTAAAAACTTAAAACTGACAACTTTCCTCAAAACGGCGTATACCCGCTCCTCGCCGAAAACGGCCGCCGCCTGCGGCTGCTCTGCTGCTCTCGGCGTACCCCCGCCACGATGAGATCTTCGATCGCGTCGCTTGCTGCATCGTCCCACTTCTCCGCCAGCGGGCTGCCCCTTGCCCATCCCGCCAGCGCCGCCGTGGCATACGCCAGAGCTTCCTGGGCGTTGCGTACCAGCACCGGAGAAGTCGCATCCGTGAAATCCGGATAGGCCTTCAAATACCGCAAGCGGATCTGCGTGTCCTGCGTCGCTCCCAGGAACCACAGCCCGTCGGCGCGCCATTCCCACACGCTTAGCGTGACGTCCTGCACGCGCGAAGGCAGCCCGCCGTGCCTGGTCAGGTCCACCATCTCGTCAAATTCTTGTGTCGACAAATTCGGCCGCTCCCAAAGCTTCAGCGGCACCAGCAGGTCCGTCGGGAGCTGATTCGGCGGCGCGCTGGCATCGCTCAGCGACACCTGCAGCGACGCATCCTGTCCCGCCACCGCGGTCACCACCAGCAGCACATCATCCTGGATGAATCCCCCGCCGCCGGCGTTCCCAATCGCACGCTGCACCTTGCGGTAAGCGGAATTCAGATACGGCAAGAGCAACGTATCCGTGAACAGGTTTCCCTGGGCATCATTCAGCAGCGACCTTACCAGCGACGTTATCTGCCCCGCCGTGTTATACGCACTCGATCCCACTACTGGCATGTTCTGTTCCCCAATCTCTGACGACGCACAACTCGCTGCTCACCCGTCACTCGTCCGGCAACGGTGACTTCTGCAAATACGCCGCCACGCCAATCACCGCGTTGATTAACGCCGCAGCCATCCCAATCCTGACTGTCGCTCCCATCCCCGCCTGCAAATTAAAATGGGCCGGATCGATTCCCACCGCCGCCAGCCCAGTCATCACTCCACCTGCAGCTCCGCTGATTCCCGCCGCCACGATCCCCTTCAGCCAGATCCGCAGGTGTGAAATTCTTCTGCTCATAATCAGTGCTTACTTTCTCGACCCGAGATCTTTGAACTCGGCGTTATTGCTAACTATCCTGTAAATCAAAGGGGGCTAAAACGAGTCGCGCCCAATCGCTATAGCCTGCACCGAAATCTAGGCTGCCACGCAGCGTAAGTCTTCTATTCGTTTCCTGCTCACTGGTCGCTGATATCTGATCGCCAAAATCTGTTTTCTTTACTCCCACCTACGCGACCGTCACAAACGGCTGCCCGTACAGCGCCGGCACAGCGTCATCCATCAAGGTGTACGCCCACTCCTCGTACTCCCGCTCTTCCCGCGCTTCTCTCTCGTACAACATCCCGCGCTGTTTCGCCTTTGGGAAACGCCTCGCCCACTCGATCGCTCGCGCCACATGCTCCACAATCGTCGGCGTCAACTGCACAAACTCGCCCTTCCGTCCCTGCAGCGTAAAGCAATGCTCGTACTCGCCCCGCTCCGGATACGGTCCCAGCGCCGGCACGCTCATCCCATTCACGCTTTCCACCGTCTTCGCGTACCACTCTCGCGGCGACCCGTACACCTCCGGCGGCACCCAACGCTCCACGTGCCAACGGTTCACTTGCGGATATTTCGGCTCGAGCCGCAATTCCACCACTTCCCGCACCAAATCCCCGTGCGCGTCGCGGTCCTCAAACTTCCCGGCAATCCACGCCAACCGGTTCCAGCCCCAAATCACGCGATAGTTGGGCTCGCCAAACCGATTCTGCCCGCCGGCAGCTTCCAGCCGCCGCGCAACCTCTTCCGGCGTCTCGTGTCTCTCTCGAATAATTTGGATTTTCACTGATGAACGCATGGATGTGTCATTCCGAGCGGAGTCCCGGCGTCTTTCGCCGGGATGAGCCCGAGGAATCGCGCCAAAGCCTTTCGGCTCAGTCGCGACTCCTCGGCTCGCTTCGCTCGCTCGGGACGACACGCCTCACTCCTAGTAGCCGCTTGGCCGCGCCAGCGTATCAATGTACGCACCGCTGCGCGGGCTGTCTGACCAGAGCTGGAACGCTGTGTCAAAGTAGAAGATATAAGACGCCGCCAATCCGCCGCTCGCCCCGTAGATCGGGAACACCGTGTTGCCATTGACCTCGTAGAAATCAATGTCCTTCAACACGGCGCGGCCCCAGTGCGCCAAGTCCAGGAAGTCCACGCGCGTCTGGTCCGCGTTTACGCTGGACTTGATCGGAATCCCGCTCATCGTCTTCCGTCCGGTGAACAGCAGGTCCAGGTCGTTCCCGTTTCCGCTGCCGCCTTCCTTGATGATGGAACTCACCGTGATGCCCAGATTTTCCCAGGCATGCTCCTGCTCGACCGCCATGTACGCGATCAGCTTGCTCAGATGGTTGATCCCCAACGACTTGCGCACCTTGTTGATCGCCAGGCGCACATTGGCCGGTGTCAGTGCCGCGTTGCCGGCGTTCACGCGGGGCGTGGCCAGTTGGATCGGATAGGTCGTGCGGTTCAGGTTGAGCCACGTGCCTGTCGTCGCGTTGTTCTGGTGATACTTGATCCCATACAACGAAACCGGCTGCGCCCCGCTCAATCCGTCATGCACGATCACATCCGTCGCGATCGTCCCTGTCGGGACGTTGTCCACGGTGATTTGCTGTGTGCTGATCGGATCCGCCGTCACCACGTTGGTCGTTACGCTCGCCGCGACGTTCCGGTTGGTCGTCAACGTGGTGTCGTAAATCTGGATCGTCTGTCCGGGATACACCAGCGCTGCGCCGTAAGGCACCGTCATTGTGAACGTGGTCCCGCTCACCGAGCTGATCGTTCCCAGCACGCCGTTCCCAGCGGTCTGTATCAGCTTGTCCAGGAACGAGCGGAACTGTTTCATTCCGTTGGCCACTTCGCGCTTGGCCGCGTTTTCAATCGCGCGGTCCCTTCCCGTCGTCGCGTATTCCACCAGCTTCGTGATTTCAATCGCGAAGCGGAAGAATATCGGCGACACCTGCGCGACGTCATAGGCGGTTCCCGAGCCGCGGCCCAGGTCGCCTCCGTCTGCGTTGTACGACCCGGCCTTCCCACCGGGATTGACCTGCAACGGCAGGCGCAAGTTTCGTGAAGAGATTTTCTCCACGTCGCCGCGTTGCTGGATCATCGTCAAAAGAATGTCGTCGCGCTCATACAGCAAAGGTACCTTGTCGCGCACCTTCTCGAGCTGCAACGCGATGACATTCGCGTTTGCTTGTGCTGGCATTGTTGTTTCTCCTTAGATGTGCTGCCCCGCTTCAGAAGGGCAGGCAGGCGTCTTGCGAGAAGGCGCCAAAACTTCGTTGTAGCGCACGGCAAATCCGAGCGCTCTGCGGCTTGTCTTTTGCTCTCGTGGCACAGTCACTCCTGACTGTGCTCTTGGGTTTCCCCTCGAACGTCGCTCTACCCCTGATCTTGAGGGTGCCCCATCCTTCGCGCCTTATGCGAAGGGTGGGCTCTTACGATCGAGCGCCACAATTCCTCTTCTCTTGGGTTTTTCGTTCGGGCTCTTCTTTAGGGGGTCGGACCTTCAGGTCCGACATTAGGTTTCTTGTGAATGGGGCTTCAGCCCCTGAGGAAACTCCCGGTTTACTTCAGTTTCGCTGTTCCCTTTGCGCTGAACTCTTCCTCACAAATCCAAAATCTGTTCGTCGCTCAACTTCCCGTAATCCACCCGCCCTCGACTCCCCGCTCGCGCGCCAGCCCGCGGCTCCTGACTTTCACTCCTCCCGGAGTTTTGACTGTTCTTCCCCGCCCGTGGCGCAGGCTTCGCAGCGGCTTCGCTCACCGCTGCCGATCCCACTTCCGCCGCGCGGCTCTTCCCTTTCGTCCCCAACGTCGCCGTCGTCCAACTCCCCACCACCCGCTTCACCGCGCCTGGCACCAACTGCTGTGCCCGCGCATCAATCACACGCACCACCTGAGCGCGCGTGGCATCGTCAAATCGCCGCGCCCCCAAAATCTTTGCCACCTGCTCGCCCAGTTGCGCGTCGCTCTTCAACGCCGTTTCCACATCCTCGCGCACCGCCGCGCCCAATCTTTCCTGCAAAGGTGTTCCCTGCGCAGCCCCATCTCGCCCTGCGCGATCCAGGCTCCTCAAGTTCGGCAGCGCCTGCTCCATCGCTCGCGCAATCGCCCCGCCCACGCTCTTCTCCAAATCCGCATTCGTCGCCTTCTCAAAATTCACATACGCCGGCGGCACCTGCGGCGCACCCGGCTGTCCACCGTTTCCAACCCTGTAGCTCACCCCTTCAGGGGTGAGGCCTTTCCTGGCCCCCGCCCCGCGATCCAGTTGACTGTTGTCATCACGAGCGGACGTCGCGATGTTTGCACCTCTTCCACGATTGTCATCCCGAGCGGAGGTCTGCGCATTTTGCAGACCGGAGTCGAGAGACCCCGGCTTGCTCCCCGCGTCTTGCCGCTGTTCGCTGCCCGGCGACGACTGGCCGCGCCCCTCCAGCAACCTCACTCCCGCCGCCACCATCTCTCGAAACGCCCCCGGATCCTGCTCCAGCAACCGCTGCGCCAATTGCACCCTGGCCGCGCTCAACGCCTCCGCCGGCCTCCCCGCCGCGCCAAAATACGCGGCATCAAACTCCTCCAACTGCCGCGCGCGTTCCGCCGCCGTTTTCGCCTCGTTCACTCCGCCGGGATAAATCTCCTTCAGGGCCCGAGCCTCGGCAGGCGTCGCAATCGCCTCGCGATAAGCCGCGGCCTCCTGCCTAGCCTGCACCGCGCCTTCCCACAACTCCTTCGCCTCATCCCCATGCCAGGGATCGCGCATCCTCTCCGCCAACCATCGTGGCGGCGCCTGCGCCCCAATCTCTTTCGCTTGTTCAGTGGCGTCCCGCCGCGCCGCATCCCCCGTCGTTGCTTTTCCGTCCGCAACGTTTTCCACCGCGCCCCGCTCCGTGCTCGTTCCGGCATCCTCCAGCAGTTGCTCGTCCGTCAGCGCCGCGCCAGGTGCTCCCTCCGGTTCCATCTCCAATATCTGCTCATCCGTCAGCGCAAACACTTCCCGCCCCAATCCGCCATTTTCAAGTTCGGTTGCTACGCTTGCACTCACTCGATTTCTCCCAATAAAAAAGGCCACGATCTCTCGCGGCCATTGCCAAACCAGTTTGACAACAGACTCAGCCCACTATTTCCAAGGTTGTACCTCAAGCAGGGCTGTCAATAGAACAGTACGAAACTCGTCTTTGAAGAAGAAATCCAGGACCGCCGGCGGCGCGCAAACAACTGCGTCCACCAGCCGCTCACTTAGGGTCAGCTCCTGTTGTGCGCAATCAGTCCACGAAGAATTCCCAAACCGCCGCCTACTTTCTTTGACGCAGGCAGATCTGGAAATGTTTCACTGCTACGCCTGTACCGGGCCCCTTGCAGGCGTTCCCACCGACTGCGAAGCTTGCATCACCCGCAAATGCGCTTCCGCGTGTGCTCGCACATTCGCAAACCCCACCGGATTCGTCATCTTCGCCGACTGCCCCGCCTCCGAATTCGCCCACCTCTTACACTCCTCAAACTCCACTGCATGATTATCTAGCAGCACATCCACCGCCACCGACGGCAGCACAATGGGCGCAGGTTGCAGATCTGACTCGGACCCTTCTTCCGAATTTCGATTTTCGAGTTTCGATTTTCGATTTTCCCCTGCCACCACGATCGGTGCGCTCCCCAACAACACCTGGATCTCCCGCAACTGCTTATTCCGCGAGTCTTCTCCCGGAATCACCAACTCCGTCAATCCCAGCACATTCTTGATGTATCCAAGATTCGCCGGCTCCGACAACGCCTCTTGAATCAGCGGATCCTTAAGCCCAAATAACTGCTGCAGCACGCCGCGCTGCTGCGACTTCAGCCGCGGAAACGTTTCGTCCGCCTCCGGATGCACGCAGATATTCCCTTTCAAATCCCCTATGCGAATCATCCGCGCATCCAGCATCCCATCCGGCCCCAGCAGCGGCACATCCACGTCCTCCGGCCGGTTTTTCCGGAAGCAATCCACGCCCAGCAGCAGCACTTCGCCATAAAACTGCTTCAGCCGCCTCCACACCAATCCCAATCGCCCCATCGCCTGGTCGCGAGCCATTGCATACCCGCTCGCCGTCTTCACATCCTCCATGTTTCCGCCGAACACCGCGGGAAACAGCCCGGTCAAGAATTGCGACACCGGCCCAATCAAATCCTGCTGATGGCGAATCATGTCCGGAGGCACCTGCGCCGCCGCCGGCTGGAAAAATCCCGCCGCCAGAGGCTGCCCCGGGCGCGCTCGCGCCGGAAAGTGCGCTGCCGGCTCCGCCACCTGATTTGCCAGCGCATCAAAGTCCAACACCTGCGGGTCCGCGTAAATCGGCGGAATCCCGTATTCATACGTTTCCGCCTGCATGTTGCTCAGCGTGTTGTAGCGCTCCTGCACCTGCACCAGCGAATCGCCCACGCTCGGCCGGTTCTGCCCGTCCCCTGGCAGTGCGTGCAGTACCCGCCAGTGATCGTCCATGCTTTCGTTGCGCGCTTCGCAGTACACATCGCCCGCAAAGCCCACGTAGCAGCCATCCGGGAATAGCGCCAGCAGTTCGCCTCGCACCTCTTCATTCTCGATGCCGTAAAACGCCCACGGCCGCAACCACGTCCGGTCAAACGTAATCAGGTTCATCAGCGCGTCGCCGGGATGAATCGACGGCAGCCCTTGCTCCACGCTCAGCCGCGACACGCGTGCATACACATCCTCGGGGCCCTGCGATGGCGCCGCCTCGATCTTTCCCGCCGCCAGCGGATACGCCGCCTTCAATTTCGCGCGGTGCACTTCCGCCTGCCATTGCAAGTACGGATACTCGTGCATCTCGTTCGCCCACACGGGCGTATTCAGTTCCAACCCGCCGGCAATCGAAATCACTTCCTGGCCATTCGCCACGCGCCGCGTCTCCACCACCCGCGGCACCGTCACGCGCTCCGCCCTCCGCAAATGCTTCTCGCCCAACTCCGCCCCGCACTTTGGACAGGTAAACGGCGTAGCTGTCATCCTGAGATCAGCGCCTTTTGCTGATCGAAGGATCTCATCGTCATCCGAATTGCGATCGTTCTGACTCGCTTCGTCTGCGCCCGTGCCCCCAGCCGCGCTGTTCGTGCCCCCGTCCCAATTGTCATCCCCAGCGGAGGTCTGCGCCTTCTGCAGACCGGAGTCGAGGGATCCCTCTTCTCCTGCTTCCTGATCGCTGACATCTGATTGCTGATATCCTCCGCCCGCGGGCGTCTCCTTCCCGCACTCTGGGCAAACCCACACATCCTCCCCCAGCGGAATCTCCACCGCCGCCAGGATACCTCCTCGCGAAACCCGAACCGCTGCCCATCCTTCACGTACCGCACGTACGCGCCCAGCTTCCCATCCGTCCACAGAAAATAACCGATCGACGTCAGCAAATGCTCCACATGGTTATTTCGCTCAACCAGTTCCGACACGTCGCTCGCCGCGCGCGCCGCGGCAATATCCACCAGCGATTGCGCCGACTGTGGATAAAACCGCACGCTCGGCACATCCTGCGAAAGCACCGCCACAAACGACAGCCCAAAGCCCTGATAGAAATTCGTCACAAACTGATACCGCGGCATCTCTTCCAGCGCGCGGTCGTCGTTGAACTTCTGCTCAAACGGCAGGTGCCAGTTCATGTCATTCGGGTTCCACCAAGCGTACTGCAGCCCTTGCCAGAAAAGCCGCGCCTGGCGAATGCGTCGAATCTCGTGTCGCCGCGCCGTCACGCCCTCTTGCCGGTACTGCCGCACCAGCTCCCGCAGCGCGTTCACCAGCTCCGGCCGCTCTTCCTCCAACCGCTCAAGATTCGGCCCCAGTGCCACTCCCTGGCTCACCTGACTCTGCAACCCGTCATTCCGAACGGAGTCCGCGAAGTGAGGAATCTCTCCGAA